CGTATGTTGTGTCAAGATTTTCAGCGCCTTCTCTGCGCAGCAATCTCTCAGCCATAGATTGGAATGTCGGGTCGTCACTTAGATTTAGATATGCGTTGTGAGACCATGGCAAATCGTAAAATGCCGGAGCATTTACAAGAAGTGCACCAGCAGTATTCCAATGCTCTTCTACTCTTGGATTTTCGTTAATAATTGGGCCAGACAGGCAGTATGCAGGAACATCCACACCGACTAAAGGCCTATTTATTTCGAGCATTTTTTCTATAGCATTGCTATCGAGAGACATGTCTGAATCTATATACAGAATAGCTGAATAGTTGACCACTCCGTAATTCAATTCAGTACAATCTTCACCCCAGTGATGGCCGCTCGTGACCCTGTGTCTTTGGGCAAATTCCCTAATTAGATTTCTGCCAGTCTCTATTCGAATCCATCTATTTCCTGAATCGACCTTGGCTTGCATATCGTTTATTGAGTATGTCCAGTAATCCCCATTTACCTCACGTAATGCTTCAATGACTTCAGCAAAAGGCTCTATCCCTCTATTGTCAATTTCAAAAGCAGAAAACCACTTTACGTTTGGGAACTTGCGAGATATCTCGACTCTGTCAGATAGCCAGTTCAGGTGCTCTTTGGCATCGCACTTCCAGGCAACAAGTGGAGTTCCAATTACAAAATGCTTTTCGTAGTCGATTGGCTTGAATACTGGGGAATCAGGCGTCTTGACTTGTTGTTTATTTAGTACGCCAACAAAGTCTGAACATACACCTGAAAATCTTGTTTTCCAACTTGAATCAATTTCCCACCATGAACGCTCTGGCAGGACATTTATGCATTTGTTTGAAGTTGATTTTTTTCCAGGATAAGCCCAAACATAACCTCTACTTGTAATCGTGTAATCGTCTGTATTGTGAAAAAAACAGTGCAATTCATAATGCAGTGAAAAGCTAAGTGCTTCTGGGTTTTTACAATGCACCCATATTTGATTGATTCTATCGATTAGCCATTCTTTTGGGACTTGGTACTGGGGTTCGTCATGACCAAGGAATAGACCAGACTCATTAACCCACAAATCAACTTCTACATCAAAACCATCTGCAATTGCTTGTTCAATATAGTCTGGGCGATTCTCAAGTTCAGGTTTTGGTCCTGTTGTATTGCCTCTGTGAGAGATGTAAATCACTTTTCAACCTGAACCCATATCCAGTTTTTGTGATTATCCCCAGGGCCAGTTGGTCTTATGTCTGATTTGTAATTAGTAAAACCAATTTTTCCGACAAGGTCATCGAATAACGTCTGTTCATCCTGGATGCTTACGTCTGAATGTCCGTTTGTGCTGCCAGCGTCGTAGTTATTGTCATAGTACCCAGCTGTTGGGATTTCGCCTTTGCCGCCATAACCCATCTGAAAACAGAGTTTTCCGCCCGGCTTGAGGACTCTGTAAATATCAGTCAAAATGTCAAATCTAATTTTATGAACGCAAATATGCTGAAAGCAAATTACAGCAAATACCACATCATAAACATCGTCTGCAATAGCCGAAAGGTTGTCGCCGCTCGTTACATAAAGATTCGGCTCAGCAATGTTATTTGCTTTTACGTTTAGTCTGGCCTTCTCGATATTCACATGAGAAATATCTATTCCGTCGACCCGCGTAAAGCGATTAGAGAACTTTACCAAATTTCGCCCAGGGCCGCACCCATATTCAAGGGCGACAAGACCGTTTGTTTCAAAACCTTTGAATAGGAATTCATCGTAATCAGACCAGTTATTATGGGCGTCGTAAGAGCCAACAACAGGGTCTCTAAAATCAAGCGACCACTTCGATGCATACTCGTCGTAATAAGAGTTCTGCATGTCTAGATAATCTTTTTTACTCTTGCTCATTTTGAGTTCTCCAAGTAATAGTTAAGGTCTTCTGGAGTCCCAATTCCCCACATCTTTGGGACTTCTTTAATTCTTATTTTTTTGTCGTCCTGAATTGCTTCATTGAACACAGGGCAAACATAGAACTCATTATTGGTTCTGATTTCCTTTTCAATCATTTGGTTGGCATATTTAACATAGTCGGAACCATGCTTCCAGTAATAGATTCCAACTGTTGCATTGTCTGAGATTGGGTTCTTCTCGGCAACTTCAGAAACAAACCCATCTTCGCCCAATTTTGCGTAAGACCACTTTGGGTGAGTTGCTTTAAACGTGAGTATTCCACCATCAATGTCTTCAGAACTAAATGCATAAAGACACTCATTGCTGTTCCACTCAACAACTTGGTCCGAGTTTGCCATCAGCAATGGTTCATCGTTGTCGATTAATCCAGAAGCAAGAAGGGTTGTGCAAGCCGCACCTTCCGTCATTCCGTCAACAAGAACAATGTCACAGCCAGGTTTTATGAGTCCAAGAACCTGCTTCAAGTTGTACTTCTCGTAGTGTTCCTTTTGAACCAGAAAGATAAAGTGAGCGTCGATATTAAGGTTCTCAACTACCACCTGAATCATTGGCTTCCCATTGACCTCAATTAGTGGTTTCGGAAACGTATATCCTGCCTGAGCAAAGCGCGAACCAGCTCCAGCCATTGGTATCAAAACATTCATCTTTTCATTCCTCCATGCAACAGGTCTTTTTCCTCGGGTCTCAATTTCGTCAACAAAACGCATCAGTCTTTCTTTGTTTAAGTCTTCCGCGTTTTTGATTGCATGGAGATTTGCACCAGAACTCAGCGCACCTTCTCTGCCGATATGAGAATCTTCAATAATTATAGTGTTTGCTGGCGTCGCATCAAGGGAAACAATGCACTGCCAGTACATCTCAGGGTGTGGCTTATGGTGCTTCACATCCTCATTGCTCATGATATATCCAACGTATTTCAACACACCAATGGCGTCAAGGGCGGTGATTACGGTTTCACGGATTGCGTTACTGGCTACAGCAATCTTCCACCCTCTCTCCTTCAGCGTCTGCATGATGTCTATTGCGACATAGTTTTTGGGGAACTCAGACAGGATTCTCAGGGTTGCTACTTGCTTGTCTTCCCAAATCTGTTGGTGCTTGGACTCGGGTAACCCTTTGTCTTGAGTGAGCATCTTCAGTTTTGTGGTAGTGCCAAGTCCGTCGTATCTAGAAAGGTGCTCATCCCGAGTAATGATGTACTTAGGGTCAACTCTACTAAGAGCAATATTTAAAGAATCGTAATGAACATCGCGAGATTCAATCAAAACCCCATCAAGGTCAAAGATGACAAGAAAGTTACTTTTCATTTGGGTTTTGTCCAGCGTGGCGGTGCCACTTGTTGTGGCGAACAATGCTGTTACCGTTGCATTTCATTACATATTTATTACGAACACGCATTGACCATTCGACATCTTCTTCTTCGTTCCATCCGCGGGATTCATCTAATGGTTCTTCAATCATCACATGTTTTTTGATTATGAAGAATCCACCAGATATGTACATGTATTCAGTCTGCGTCCAGTCGTTATAGTCAAGAGACCATGCTCGACCGTGCCCAGGCTTATCCCACAGAGACCAGTCCATTGGGTTTCGTGCACCGGTAATTAGGTATTGAGGGCAAGAACATATTTCCCAATCTGTTCCAAACGTCTTAAATTCTTCGTACCATCTTGAGTCAAAGATGTGGTAATCATGCATTAAAACTATGTTGTCGTATTTCGCCTTTTGAACAAGAACGTTCTTTTTACGAGTAATCCATCGTGGTTTTATTGATTCATCAAAATCAATCTTGACGATATCTACGCCTTCGATTCCGCTGGAATCACCGCCGCCAACAAGCAGTATTTCATAATCTGGAATTGCGAGTGAACGGATACTTTCGACTATTTCTCGAAGTCTTTCCTTATCCTCATATACGGTTATTAAACCGAAAGTCCAAGCAATATCCCGCATAAAACACTTAAATCTTCTCTAGGATGAAACGCATTGTTGCGTCCCAGTCATCGCCACGTTTTGCCATTGTAAAGTTTTGCAGCATTTCAAGATTGTGTCCAACCTCGTCTCTTCTGATTTGAGTTTGACGTAATTCATCTAAATGATAAACCCAATCATCTGGAGTATATGCAATGCGACCAATTCCCTGGTCGGCAAGGAGTTTGTACTCTGGTGAATATGAAGAAATAAAAGGAACTCCAGCAGCAGCGTATTCAAGGCCTTTAATGAATGATTTTGCATGATTGAATGGAACGTTGTTTAACGGAACCATTCCAATATCGATTGGTTCAAACAATTTTGGATACGACATAATAGGAGCCAATGGAAGGGTCCTGGTTATGCTGTCTGGTATGCCAAGTTGTTTGTTTGCAGGGATTGCTGAGCCAGCAGTATGTCCAGAATGATGAAAACCTATCTTTCTGTTCACTAGGTATCTACCTAAAAATGGTGCAAGTGTTTCTAGGTCACCTGAGCGCCATGGGGTTGCACCAACCCATCCAAGCTTGAGTCGGTGATTCGTGCGAGGCGTACGTGGTTTCCACCTTTCAATGTCTATTCCATTTCTAACCATGAAGACATTTTCTCTTTTTGCTGCGTAATAATCAAAGAGGAATGGCGTTGAAGTGATTACAGCGTCAGCCTGCATTATTATCTGAGCGTAAATATCCCTGTTGTTATCTGGGTTGGTTTTAGGGTCTGTTGCTTGATAGGCCCTGTTTGTTACAGCTAGTCCATCAAACCAGTCATCAACATCAACAACTATTTTCTGGCCCATTTTTTGGGCAAGAGGCATTGCTTCGAGCACTTCGCGCTGCATTAGTAACTTAAAAACAATAATGTCCCAACCATGGACGGCTTTATCGCCAGGAACAACCATTCCAAATCCACGCTGTGGATTAAAACCAGGGAACCCAACGGTTGCAAACCAGCCACGTTTATTTAATTGGTCTGCAGGCAACTTGCATCTATACCACGCACAGCCGTTTGGTTGAAGTGGTTCAGTGCCCCACGCCCAGTCGCTTGTTAGATAACCAATTGTCGGTTTTCGTTTTTTTGGAGCCACGGAAAGACATTAGCACGGTAAGCAAAGACCGTGAAAGCAAATATGGTAAATTGGTTGTACCAAAAAAGTTGGGAGACAACATGGAAAGCAAGTTTTTGAAAGATACAGCAGAGAGAGCTGTTAGAACATTTTTGCAAGCCTACTTAGCAGCATGGGTGGCTACTGGTGCAGATTTCGACGGCCTCGTGGCTTCGGACAATCTCAAAGTTGGAGTGACCGCAGTAGCCCTCTCTATAGCAATGGCCATGGGTCTCAAGAAAGTCGGTCCAAACAAGGATTCAGCTTCGGCTATTTAGTGATATCTGCTCGTAGCAGACTGTTTCCTAATCTACAATCTTTGAGGTGTCTGATTAGGAGAGCGCGCCCATGATTGCTGGTGTCTACAACATAACTTGCGAGCAAGGCTCGTCATTTTTGCGCATCCTAGAACTAGAGCAACCCGACCTTGCCACAGACCCAACAGGTCAAACTTACGAGGAATTTGACTTAACTGGTTACACTGCCAGAATGCAGGTAAGAAGAACTGTTGAATCTGCCTCCGCTATAGTCACGCTAACTACTGAAAACTTAGGTTTAGAAATTAACCCAACTAATGACACTACCAACTTGATAAAGATGTCAATGTCAGCTTCAGTTACTGCATCAATCAACAGTAGTGGGGTCTACGACCTCGAGATAATCGACAATGATGGTTTTGTTTCAAAGGTGGTTAAGGGTGCATTCACTCTAATCCCAGAGGTTACTCGATGAGCAATGTTCCTAATCAGATAAATATTCGAGAAGACACACCGAATAACGTAATAGTAAACCAAGACGCTCAAAATCAAGTTGTAGTTCGTTTTGCTGGTGCTGGCTCATCAAACACAAGAAGACACGTTCACGCACAGGGTGTCGCGTCTACCACATGGATTATCACACACACCCTCGGAGGCAAGCCTTCTATCACCATTGTGGATTCTGCAGATACCGTAGTCGTGGGTGAGGTAACATATAACAGTAATTCTGAAGTAGAAGTGAACTTCACGTCTGCTTTTTCTGGATTTGCCTATCTGACGTAAGGCGGACAAAATGGCTCAAAAATTTGTAACAAATATTGACCTTAATCAAAATCAACTGATTAAGGCTACTTTTGAAGTTCTTATAAGCGACCCGAACACTAATCTGTTCGACGGTCGAATGTACTTCAACAGCGTTGATGGAGTCATCAAAATATATGACGCCACTGCTTCCACATGGCGCAAGGTAGTCGCAAGCACCGGCGAACAGGCTGGTGTGGTCTCTGGTGGCTCTTACTCTACCTCATTGACAATCACTGAAGCTGGTGGTCAGATTACAATCACGCCAAACCTTGCAACATCTGCAAGTGCTGGTTTGATGTCGGCTTCTGACTTTTCAAAACTCGGAGACGCCACCTCAGAAGCAACTGCAAGCAAACTTGTAATTCGTGATGGCTCAGGTCAAGCAAAGTTTGGCACACCAACTGATGCGAACCATGCTGCCACTAAGGCGTATGTTGATGCTGCTCGCTCTGGTCTTGATGTTAAAGCATCTGTTCGAGCCGCCACAACTGGTCCAATCAACCTTGCCAACCAACTTGAGGCTGGCGATGTAATTGACACGACCGTAACTCTCGTTGCTGGTGACCGTGTTCTCGTTAAAGACCAAAGCACTGCGTCGGAAAATGGAATCTATGTTGTTGCTTCTTCTGGAATGCCAACACGAGCAACTGATGCAAACGGTACAGCAGACACAGGAACTGTATCTGGTGGAACATTCACCTTCGTGGAAGAAGGAACAGATAACGGCGATGCTGGTTATGTTGTCTCAAGCAACGGAACAATAAACGTTGGTACCGATGCAATGAACTGGGTTCAGTTCTCAGGAACTGGACAAATCACTGCTGGCGAGGGAATGTCAAAACTTGGCAACACCCTCAATGTCAACGATGACGATGTAACTATCTATGTTGACGGGAATGATGACCTTGCTGTTAAGTCTTCAGCAACTGCCGGTCAAGTTCTTCTTTCTGCTGGTTCAGGAACTGCCACGTGGGGTGCATTGGACCTTGCTGATGGCGATGCGGTAACTGGTGCTCTCCCGATAGAGCATGGTGGTACCAACTCCACAACAGCCGCAGATGCAAGAGTTGCTCTTGACCTTGAAATCGGTGTTGATGTTCAGGCTTATGATGCAGAACTCGCAGCACTCGCTGGTCTAACATCTGCCGCCAACAAGCTTCCATACTTCACTGGTTCTGGAACTGCAGCGGTTGCAGACTTTACCTCAGCAGCAAGAGACTTGCTTGATGACGCTGATTCGTCAGCAATGCGTGACACGCTTGGACTAACAATTGGAACAAACGTTCAGGCTTACAGTGCAGTACTTGCAGCAGTTTCTGCAAGCACCTATGTTGGTGATGACAGCATCACAACCCTTGGAACCATCACTACTGGTACCTGGAACGGAACTACCATTGCCATTGCAAATGGTGGTACCGCTGCTACATCAGCCGCAGCTGCAAGAGCCAATCTTGCCGCGACTACAGCAGGAACAACAAGCACTCCAGTTCTTGCAAGAATTGCCAAGCAGGGAAACACGGCACATTCTCTTGGTGTGTCAACAACTACTGTTACACACAACTTTGGGACAACAGATGTAATTGTTCAGGTCTATCAGGTCTCAACTGGTGAGACGGTAATTGCAGATGTAACACGTCCGAACGGGAACACCGTTCAGGTTGTAATCAATGGTTCAGTTGACACCAACGAATTCACTATTGTAGTAACAGGCTAAAACAAACAACCCTGAGGGGTTAAAACAAGAGATTGACTGAGGTCATGGCTCAAAAATTTACAGTACCAGTAACGATTAAAAACCTGTCGTCAGCAGGCTCGGACGGTCTTACTGTATTTCTTGACCAAGAATCTTTTGCTCGATTAAAAGTAGAGGCGGGCGGACGCATCACATGGGGTGCAGGCGCTGGTGCTGGAGACACAAATCTCTATCGAGATGCTGAATCAGTTCTCAAGACTGATGACACATTCAAGGCTGCTGGCTTATATGTTGGTGGCACACAGATTGACACGCTTGGCGCAACAGTTGGCGATGCTCTCGTATTTAACGGAACAAAATTTGTTTCCGCTTCAGTCGCTGCTGGTGGAGGTGGAGCTTCATTAACTGTTTCCGACACGCCTCCAGCTGGGGCAGAAGAAGGCGACCTCTGGTTTAGTTCGCTTGAACTCGAAGTGTATGTTTATTACTCTTCTGCATGGATTCAAGTAACTGATTCAAGTTCTGGAGTTCAGGAACTTTATGAGCTCGTCGATGTACTCATAGACAACCCTATATCTGGAGAGGCACTGGTCTATAACGGAACAGAATGGGTTAACGGACTTGTATCTTCTGGAGCGGCTTCAAGCCTTGAAACTGCAAGAATAATTCAATTATCCGGAGATGTGTCGGGTTCTGTATCCTTTGACGGCTCGCAGAACGTTTCGATTGCTGCAACAATTCAGCCAAATTCTGTTGCATTAGGGACAGACACAACTGGTAATTACGTCAATGATGTGACTGCTGGAACTGGTGTCACCATAACTCATACACCTGGTGAAGGCTCAAGCCCAACCATCGCAATTGGACAAGCCGTAGCGACCTCTTCGTCCGTTTCATTTGCAAGGCTTGAAACGTCTGGAGATGTTGTTGTCGGTGGGGACCTGACTGTAAATGGAACCACCACGACTCTAAACACTGAAACACTTTTGGTTGAAGACAATATAGTCGTTCTGAACTCTGGTGTTACAGCAACCCCAACGCTCGATTCAGGAATTGAAATTGAGCGTGGAACTTCAGCAAATGTTCTAATTCGCTGGAATGAAACAAACGACCAATGGGAGTTCACGAACGACGGCACCACATACGGGGACATCGCTGCACTTGGGGCTATTGAACTCGGAACAGACACGACTGGGAACTTCGTTTCAGACATAACACAAGGTACTGGCGTTACAGTAACGCACACGCCAGGAGAGGGTTCAAGTCCTACAATTGCAATCGGGCAAGCAGTTGAAACTTCTTCATCTGTACAGTTTGCAACGGTAACAGCTCCGTTAATCGGTAATGCATCAACCGCTTCAGCGCTTGAGACAGCACGAACCATCTCCCTCGGTGGAGACTTAAGCGGTTCTGCTTCTTTTAACGGAACTACAGACATAACCATCAGCGCAAGCGTTGTTAACTCTGGTGTGAACCTTGATGAAATTTCAGATGTTGTTATTACTTCTCCGCTTCAATTTCAAGGATTGATGTATGACGGAACCAACTGGGTAAACAGCAACATCCCAGATGTATACCTTGTCAGGAATAATACTGGCTCAACCATACTTAAAGGAACCTTGGTTGGTGCTGTTGGCGCAGAGCCTAGCGGAAGAATAGATGTTGCACCGTTTCAAGTAACAGGAACAGAAAACTCAGAACTTCGTGCGATGGGCATTGCTACAAGCAATATATCTAGCGGCGTTAACGGCGAAGTGATGAGTTTTGGAACCCTAACTGGTCTTGACACAAGAGGAAGCACCGCCAGTGCGCTTGCGGTTGGTGACGAGACTTGGGCTGCTGGTGACATCCTTTTTGCTCACCCAACCGTTGATGGAAAACTCACAAATGTAAGACCACAACATGACCTTGCTGTTGCATTCATTACCGTTCGTCATGCTTCCACAGGTCAAATTGCAATAAGAATTATTCCCGGCAACAACCACCTTGAGTGGATGCACGATGTTTCACTTGTTGATAAAACATCAGGAGACTTCCTTAAGTACAACGGAACACTTTGGGTTAATGACCAAATCAACCTAGGTACCGATACTGTCGGTAACTATCTATCTGACCTAACGCAGGGCACTGGAGTAACTATTACTCACACCCCTAGCGAAGGCTCAAATGCAACTATTGCCATTGGTCAAGCTGTAGATACAAGTGCATCTGTTACATTTGCGCAAGTCAATACAACTGGTGATGTTGTTGTGGGTGGGAACCTTACCGTCAACGGAACTACGACGACGCTGAATACGGAAACCTTGGCAATTGAGGACAACATTGTTGTTCTAAACAGCGGTGTTACTGGCTCACCAACTGTCAATGCTGGTATCGAGGTTGAGCGCGGCACATCAGCAAATGTTGATTTAAGATGGAACGAATCAACCGATAAGTGGGAATTTACAAACGACGGCTCCACCTACAGCAACCTTGGTGCTGGTGGGGCAACAATTTCAGATACCCCACCATCGTCACCCGTGACAGGTCAAATTTGGTATGAGTCTGACACTGGAAAAACTTTTGTTTACTATGACTCATTCTGGATTGAAATAGTTGGTTCAACAGGAGCACAGGGTCCAACTGGTGCTACTGGTGCTGAGGGTGCTACTGGTGCTACTGGTGCTACAGGTGCAGCGGGTTTAGGTGTAGCCGTTCCTATGGTTTCAACTTATTATCACAAAACACCGTCAAGCAACTCAACGCAAACTTGGCAAGCAAACAGAACTGCTTATGTACCATTTTTTATTGCAGAGTCCACAACATTAGACCGCATTGCAATTCGTACTGGTACAACATTTTCAGGAACTGCAACAGTCCGAATCGGTATTTATGACAGCACAAATGGGCAACCCAGCACAGTTGAATTAGATGCTGGAACTGTTAGCGCTACAGCATCATCTACCACTTATGAAATTACAATAAACCACACCCTTTCGCCTGGGTTGTATTTTCTTGCACAAAACTCACAAGTTGCAGCAACAACCAACAATTACTTTTCGGCGAACAATAGTTATTTACAAATGCCTGTAGGCTTAAACATTTCTGCGACTATTTCAACAGGATGGCGTGAAGATGTGACAGTAACGGGTGGGTTTGCAACTGCTGCAACGCTTTCTCTAAACGCGAATACGCCTGATGTTTGGATACGCAAAACATGAACAAAATAGTTACTTTCGGCTTGGGTGGCTACGACCCGACCAAACCAAACAACAACATCGTTGAAGTTGTTGAGGTTCCAGACATTCAGGTTCCCCTTGATGCAGTCGGTGTTGTCGCAACTTTGAACGCTGTGCTTGGTGTATGGTCATTATCGGATGCTGCGAATGTTGCAGGGGTTACACCTGATGACCTGATTCGTGAAGCACAAGCATGGTCTGTTGGAGCACAAAATGGCAATTGATTTTCCTAACTCCCCGACAAACGGTCAAACTCATGTCGTAGGTACTTTTACATGGCAATACGACGGTGAAAAATGGGTTGCCGCAAATGGCATTGCCTTGGATGGCTTGTCGGATGTAACAGCGCCAACACCTACATCTGGCGACTTCCTAAAATGGAACGGCACTGCTTGGGTGAATGACCCAATCAATCTTGGGACAGACACTGTCGGTAACTATATGTCAGACCTTACCCAGGGAACTGGCGTTACGATTACCCATACACCAGGAGAAGCGTCTAATGCCACTATTGCAATTGGTCAGGCCGTTGGGACATCTTCATCGGTGCAGTTCGCTGCTATAACGGCACCACTCATTGGTAATGCTTCTACAGCAACAACACTGCAATCAGCTCGCACGATTGCGGGTCAATCATTTGATGGTTCTGCGAACATATCCATTGCTCCAACAGATTTGACGGGGGTTACATCTACTGCTGCCGAATTAAATATTCTTGACGGCGCGACGCTTTCGACAACGGAACTCAACTATGTCGACGGAGT